TATCAATGGGTCAAGAAATAAATGATCTTAGAGACATGGATAATTACTACTTAAGTTTAAACAGAAGAAATTTAAATTCTGGTGACACACAAGTTAGTTTTAAAGATGAGTCAAATCTTGGTGGTGATAATATATTTGCATCTCAAAACTATCAATTCGATACTATCATACCTCAATTTAATACATTGATTCCAAGTAGTGATGTTACCATGGGTACTCAAATTAGAACTGTCTCTGGAACAAGTGCTGGTGGAAATGAGGTTTCATTCATCGATCAAGGATTTGAAAACATCGCAATTGATAATGAAAATGAATTATCGACTCCTAGATTACTTTGTTCAAAAATAAATGAAACAAATAGATTATCAGATTTACCATTAAATAGGTCAGTTACTTTAGGTGTTCAACTGTTATCAAACAACAGTAATATATCTCCTGTAATAGACATTCAAAATGGTGTTATCATTTACAAGAGATCAAGATTAAATAAACCAATATTAGATTATGTCAAAGATGGAAGATCTCAACAATCATCTGGTGATCCACACTCATCAGTTTATATAAGTAATCAAGTTGATTTAAAAAATCCAGCTACTTCTTTGAAACTCTTAATATCTGCTAATCGTGATGCGACTGCAGATTTCAGAGCATTCTATCAACTTGTTAGAGCAGATGGTACTGAGACAGAACTTTCTTACACAGCATTTCCTGGTTTTGATAATCTTGATGATACAGATGGAGATGGTTTTGGAGACAGAATTATTGATAAATCTAAGAATAGTGGTAAACCAGATGCTTTCGTTTCTCCTAGTGTAGATGATGAATTTAAGGAATATCAATTTAGTGTTGATGAACTTGAAGAATTCATAGGTTACAAGATAAAAATTGTTATGAATGGAACAAATGAAGCAAAAGCTCCAAGATTTAAAGATTTAAGAACAATTGCATTAGCATGATACCTATTAAAGATCATAAACATTTATACCGTGATGAAAAAAGTGGTGCAGTAATAAATACTGACACATCTGGATATCAACAGTATAAAAAAACAAAAAAAATAAAAAATAATCAAAAAAATGAGATAGAAAAGATGAAGGATGACATTGAAGAAATAAAAAATTTGCTTAAGCAAATAGTTAATAAATAAATTATTCTTAATTATGAAATGTTTGAAATTAATCCAGAAATTAAAATAAAAAAAGAATATCTCTTAGATACAACTATTTTCATAGTAGATGATTTTTATAAAAATCCTCATGAGGTTTTTAATCTTTTATTTAATAGAGAGGTTCCTCTATGGAAGATGGATCAAAAACCATCTTATAACACCATTCATTTTGAAGATAGAAGGACAGAGGAATATAATTACGCTTTAAAACCAGTTTATGAATTTTTACAAGGTTTATGCGGACAAACTTATGATGATCCTTTTTTAGTTACAAATGTCCACAAATTTTATAAACATGATTTTAACGATTATAAAAACTGTATTTGGTGGCCACATCGAGATACTGGATATAATGGTATAGTTTACTTTAGTGACGAATGTGGAACAAATCTATATTCACCTGATTTTTATGATAAAAGTGCAAGAGAACTGGGAAATGAACATAAAACGGTATGGGTGAAAAAAGAAAAATATAAAAAATTAAAAACTATTGAGTCTAAGTTTAATAGATTAGCATTTTTCGATGGACTTAAGTTTCCTCACGGAATGGATATCTGTAATGACAAATACTTTTACGATGAGTATCGTTATAATCAGGTATTCTTTTTTGATAACCCCACCTACAAAATGATAAACACTCATCGAGATATATAGACGGATTATTGGAAATATAAATATATCTAGAATCCTGATATTGTTTTTAAATGGCAGTTTACGTAAGTAATCTAACTGTTAATACTGGAACTACATTTTCTCAAATTTTTACTTTGGAAAGTGCAGACACAAATTCTGCTACGGATTTGACTGGTTTTACTGCTTCCGCACAGATGCGAAAGCATCCTGGCAGTAGTAATGCAGTAAATTTTTCAACTACGATTACTAATGCGACAGGTGGTAAAATAAGAGTTGGACTCACAACAAGTCAAACTGCAGCATTAAAACCTGGTAGATTTATGTATGATGTTCTTATTACAGATACATCGGGTGAAGTTACAAGAGTTTTAGAAGGTGCAGTTTTAGTAAGAGAAGGAGTTACAAGGTAATGGCAGAAATAAAAGTTAGAGTTGGTCAAAAAAATGCTATTAAGGTTACTTCCTCATTAGCAGGAAATGCAGCAGGATCAATTGGTGAACTTAGTGATGTGAATGTTACCAATCCACAAAATGGTATGGTTTTAGTATACAATAGTACAACTCAACAGTGGACTGGAACATTGGAATTAACTCCAGGTGCAACACAGAATTTGGACATAAACGGAGGTAGCTTCTAAAGATGGCTAGTTTTATAAGAATAAAAAGATCAACTGGTACGTCAGCACCATCGTCTTTGCAATTTGGTGAACTTGGTGTAACTCTGAGTGGGGGTGGCACACAAGGTAATAGTGGTGATAGACTATTTGTTGGTGATAACGCAGGTAATCCACAGGTTATAGGTGGTAGATATTTTACAGATTTATTAACCAACACAGCAGGTTCAGTTGCAAGTGCCGCTAACGCATCAACTGCTGCAAATGGTTTTGTTGCTATTCTTGACCAGAATAGAAAAGTAGATCAATGGAATGTAGATAATTTAAGATTAGATGCAAACGTGCTTTCATCTACAAATACGGATGGTGATATATTCTTTGTTCCAAATGGTTCAGGTGAAATTGTTGTAGGAGATAATATATTTTTAACTTTTGGTGATAGTAAGGATTCAAAAATAACATATGATGAATCTGGTGATGATAGAATTAATGTAACAGGTGCTGATTGGGTCTATGAGAACGGTGTAGCAATCGTAATGAACGATGTTACTGATTCTTCCACAAAAGACACTGGTGCCCTTACAGTCGAAGGTGGAGTAGGTATAGAGAAGAGTGTTAATATTGGTGGTAATTTAGGTGTTACTGGTGTTTCCACATTTACAGGTATTGGTACTTTTGTCAGTGATTTATTTGTAGGTGGTGATCTTCATGTTAAAGATGACATCTTCTTTGATGAAGCAACCATGCGTAATCTTAGAGTTACTGGAATTTCAACCTTTGAAGGCGATATGCATCAAACTGGTGGTGTGTTTCATGCTTTAGATGCGAGAGTCGGTGGTGTTGGTATTTCATCAAATGTAATTTCATCTCTTCCTAATACTGGAAATACATTATACATTGACCCATATCCAGATGGTTTAAGTAACGAAGGTACAGTTATTGTTAAAGGTGACTTACAAGTTGATGGTACAACTACAACAGTCGATTCATTTACTGTAAACTTAAATGATGCAATAATAAACTTAGGTGTTACAACAAGCACAAGGACTGTTATGATGACAGCACTTGCTGGTGTTAGTACAATTAAACTTGATACAACTGCTGGCATCAATACAGGAGATGGTATTACAGGAACCAACATAGCAAGTGGAACTACAATATCTACATATGATTTGGGTGAGGCATTGGTTACAATTAGTAATGCAGTTCAAGTTGGTGGTATTGCAACTACAACTCAATTAGAAGTAACAGCAAACGTTGACACCAATACAGATCGTGGTGTAGCATTTACTTATAATACAAGTTCAGGAGCTGGTAACAATAAACAAGGTTTCTTTGGATATGTTGACACTGATTCAAACCCAAATAGTGGTGCACCTGCAAAATCATTCACTTTTATACCTGATGCTACTATAACAGGTGATACAGTATCTGGTACAAGAGGTTCCTTAGATATCAAGAATATATACTTCCAGTCAGGTGATTTTGATACTACTGGAAATGGTATTGTTTACTTTGATACTACGGGTAAGCAAGTTGGTGCTGCTGGCACAGCTGCTGGTATAACTACTTCTAACTTTATACTAACAACGGATGTTAACAACATTCCTAAATGGACAACAACGATTGATGGAGGCTCGTTCTAAACTATGGCACAAAATAATGATGTTGATGTGAACACTTTGATTAAAATTTACAATAACAAAATTTCTACATTAACCAACCAAAATATTCTTCTTGAAGCAAAATTACAAACGATTGTTCAAGATCACTTAGATGCACAAAAAGAATTGATGGCAGAAAAACTTGAATTTCAAGAAAAATACGAAAATCTATTAGCAGAAATAGAAGAAGAAGATGGCAAAACCAACAACTAGACAACAATTAATAGACTACTGTTTTAGGAAGTTGGGTGCTCCTGTATTGGAGATAAATGTGGATGATGATCAAGTAGATGACTTGGTTGATGATGCGATACAACTTTTCAACGAAAGACATATGGATGGTGTTGAGAGAATGTATCTTAAGTACAAAATTTCTCAGGGTGATATTGATAGAGGAATAGGACCTCTCGCACATGGAGGCAGTGAGAGTGGTGGAACAACAGGTATTGGTATTGTTACAACTACAACTACGTCAACTAACATACCAGGTTATGGAACTACGTCAACTAGTTTTTATGAAAATTCCAATTTTTTACAAATACCAGAATCTGTTGTAGGGGTTAATAAAATATTTAAATTTGATACAAGTTCAATATCTGGTAGTATGTTTAGTATTAAATACCAGTTATTTTTGAATGACTTATATTATTTTAATTCACTTGAACTTCTTCAATATAGTATGACTAAAACTCGTCTTGAAGATATTGATTTTATACTGACACCAGAGGCACAAATAAGATTTAACAAAAGACAAGATAGATTGTATTTAGATATTGATTGGGGATCACAGACAGTCGGTGAATTTTTAGTTATTGATTGTTTTAGAGCTTTAGATCCTGAATCATTTACTCAAGTTTACAATGATTATTTTGTTAAATTATATCTTACTGCTTTGATAAAAAGACAATGGGGACAGAATTTAATTAAGTTTAGAGGAGTCAAATTACCTGGTGGTATAGAATTAAATGGTCGTGAAATATATGACGATGCGGAAAGAGAGATAGAAAGAATAAGAGAAAAAATGATGTTAGAGCATGAGTTACCTCCTCTTGATTTTATAGGTTGATGATTCATGGCATTAAATCCCTTTTTTCTACAAGGATCTCAAAGTGAGCAAAGACTCACTCAGGATTTAATTAATGAGCACCTAAAAATTTATGGTGTTGAAGTTACATATATTCCTAGAAAATTTGTAAGAAAACAAACAATAATTAAAGAGGTTCAATCATCCGCTTTTGATGATAATTTTCTATTAGAAGCATATGTAAACACCTATGAAGGTTATGGTGGTCAAGGAGACATCATGACTAAATTTGGTGTGAGTTTAAGAGATGAACTTACAGTCACAATCTCGAAAGAAAGATTTGAAGATTTTATATCACCATTTTTAGAAGCAGATGAGGATTATGAATTAGCATCAAGACCTCGTGAAGGTGACATAATATTTTTCCCACTTGGTGCAAGATTATTTGAAGTCAAGTTTGTTGAGCATGAAGATCCCTTTTACCAACTAGGAAAAAATTACGTTTATCAACTTAAATGTGAACTCTTTGAATATGAGGATGAGGTTATTGATACAGGTATTGATGTTATTGACTCTCAACTTGAAGATATTGGATATATTTCAACTCTTCAATTAATTGGAGTAGGACAGACTGCAACAGCGACAGCACAGTTAACTCCATCTAATAAAGGATATATTCGTCAGATAGTTCTTAATAACGATGGTAGTGGTTACACAAGCACTCCAAATGTTGCTATATCAACTGCACCACTAGGTGTCGGTAATGTTAATGCAACTGCTGTGGCTATTACAACTACAAGAGCAGGAATATTCTCAATAGATCGAATATTATTAACAAATGCTGGTGCTGGATATACAACACCCCCGTTGGTAACTATTTCAGGTGGTGGAGGAGTTGGTGCTGCTGCAACTGCTGCTGTTGAAACATCAAATTTTGGTATTATTGATTTTGTTATAACAAATAATGGTGTTGGGTATGCTGCAACTCCAACTGTTTCAATAGTAGGTGCAAGCACATCCCCAGCAGCTGCTGAAGTTAATTTATTAGCAGATAATACAATATCTGATATATTTTTGAAAAATGCTGGTATTGGATATACTGTAGCTCCAACTGTTGTAGTTTCAAATCCATCCATAAACACGGGAGTTGGTAACTTTAAGAGAGGTGAACTTGTTCAAGGAATGTCATCTGGTATCCGAGCAACTGTTAAAGAGTGGGATACTGATACAAGAATACTTAAAGTATCAAATGTAGGTATAGGCACAACGTCTGCTGCATTCATATCAGGTGAGAAGTTACAAGCATTGGAATCTACTTTCTTTGTTGTTGGACTAACAACTGTTGCGACTATAGGTATTACCACCACTATAATAACTGGAATCAATACATCAGGAATTAGTTTAAATCAGGAATTGAATTCAGTAGAATTTGGACAATTACCTGTAATTGGATCTGGTTCAACTGTTACAAGTATTGGTGCAGGTTCAATTACCATAAGTTCTCCAACGTTAAATACTACTGGAGTAACAACTGTAGTTTCATTTGGATCTACTGTGTTCTCAAATTATGCTTTAGATTTCTTCAGTGAAGAAAATCAAGACACAACCTTTGAATCAAATGAAATCATCGAATCAGAGGCAGATGATATAATTGATTTTTCGGAAGGTAATCCATTCGGTACATTCTAATGTTAGGACAATACTATTATCACGAAATACTCAGAA